TTGAGATATTTGGTGCTGGTCCAGACAGCGCATCAATCGGTCTTGTTAGCCAAGAGATGATTGGTCGCGGCATCCGCAATGACGACAACGGCGCAACTGATGCTCGCAACGGCTTAGGTCTTAGCGCTGGCGCCAACTTCTATCCAATCCTGCGCGTTGCGTTGGGCGTGGTGCGTAATACTCGTGCTTGCGATGTAACCGAGATCGGTATTCGCAGTCAGGTATGGCAAAAAGCAAACGGTCTGTGCAACTTCGGTTCGCTACCAAGCCCCGGTGATCTTCGCCGCGCTGAAAACAATCAGGTGTCGCTGCAAAGCGGCACGATGAACATTTATCTGCGTCGCACCACAGCGTTTTCGGTATTCTTGCGTCCTGCTGGCACCGATGAGCAAGGCAATGAATACGCATGGGTGCCACTTGGGCAAACATTTTGCATTAGCGGCCAAACACCGCAAGATCAGTTCAATTACATCCGCCTTACGCATCCAGAACAACGGCAATTTGAGTATCGCCTTGTTCCAAATAGTGGTGCTGATATTGCACGACGTTTCCCAGATGATTTCCGCGTACTGGTACTTGACGCTAAAAACGGCGAGTTAATCGGCGGAAATTACAGCACACCGTACGGGACTTTCACGCTTGGTACGACTGGCAAATATAGCCTGGCAAAAACGATCAAATTTAATCGCCAAATGGCAACTGCTGCTCGCGTAACGGAAGAACGATTTGATGCGACTATCCCAAGCGCGATTGAAATTGATAGTTTTATCCCTGATATTGAAGACGCTAGCGTTGTTGCAACTGCGGTCTCATTTTTTGATTGGTTGCCAGATTCGGCAAGTATTGGACGTGCTGGCGCAACCTACTACGAAATGTTCGGCCAAGCATCGCAGTATGGCTTGGTTCGCACCTATACGCGGGATGTAAATCTTGGTGATGGGCGCACAATTACGATTGAATTTACTGGCACTGTCAACGCGACTTATCCAGCCACGCATCCTTATTTCCCAGGCTTCCGCGCTTGGAGCTTTCAAAATATTCGTGTTGTCAGCAGCTCGGGTGGTTTTGATACGTCTCAAGTATTCAACGTTCAAATTCCTGTTAGCGCCGGCAACCCTCGCGCACAGCCCTACGGCTTGACTGTTTGCGGTGTGCGCCTACAGGTCAATGCAACTAGCGCCAACCTAAAACCTAAAGGTCGTGAATCAGGATGGGAGTATGAAATTCTTGGCGATCAACAAGCATACGAAATTGGTCAAACAAATACTGAGGTAATCACTGGTACATCTGATGCAGGCAACACAGTTGAAATTAGTGTGACCGGAACAATTATTGAACGCCCCGCTGCAAATCAAAAAGTATTTCCTGGGCAAACAAAAGCTTGGAATAATGTCACATACAGTGTTGTGCCCGCAGGAACTACAGGCACTTGGAGCAAGGGCGAACTGGTAAGCATTACAGCAACAGTTAGCGCAACAAATCCATTTAGAAAGCCTGGAACAGAAGTGGGCGTACGCTTCCGCACGCTGGGAATTCAGACCATTAACATCCCGCCTGAAATTACGGCAGAACGTGTATTCGAAGAAAACAGCCAGGTTGCTGACATTAGTATCTATAACTCGCTTTTGTCGAAAAGCAATGAAAGCGGACCGGAGCATGAAATCGTTTACGTCAATGAAAGCGTTTCCAATCCCACGATTCCTAATTACGACAAAATGACGCTTGCTGGCTTGACGTTAAAAGCCAGCCGTAACTTCACTGCCATTGATCAGGTTCGCTGCTGGCTGGCCACTGGTATTGAAGTGCAGCGTTTTCTGCCGTCTGAAGCGGGCACTGTCGGAGCAAGTAACAAATTCACCGACTTGGTGTATTACCTGCTAACAGACAAAACGGCTGGCGCTGGTGGTGTGATCAGCTCAGATTTGATTGAGACGGCAGACTTTGCCAACACAGCCACTTTCTTAGAGCAGAACAGGTTGTTCTTTGATGGTGCGCTTGATTCACCAGTCAACCTGCGTCAGTTCATCGCAGACACAGCGCCTTATTTCCTGTGCTCATTCGTGATCAGCAACGGCAAATTCAGCCTGGTGCCAGCAGTACCGCACAACACGGCTGGCGTCATTGTCGATACGCCAATTCAAATCTCTGCCCTGTTTACCTCAGGCAACATTATTGAAGGCACATTTACGGTTGATTACCTCCAGACCGAGGAGCGCAAAGATTTCCAAGCAATCGTCCGTTATCGCAAGGAAAAGAAAAATCAACTGCCGGAAGAGGCAACACTGTCTGTGCGTTGGGCGGAAGCCGGTAGTGATACTTACCCCATTGAGAGCTTTGACCTGACGCAGTTCTGCACCTCCCGCGATCATGCTTTCTTGGTGGCGCGGTATTTCATGAGTTTGCGCCGTCGCGTGACCCATTCTGTGCGGTTCAAAACTACGCCTTACGGAATTTCACTGGCACCTGGCGACTACATTCGTGTTTTGACCGAAGCTAGCCCATACCAGCCAGCCAATAACGGCGTGATTGACGCAGATGGCGATATCACTTCAGCAACCACACTTACAGATGGCAGCTATGACATTTTGTATTACACCTCAAGCAACGAGGAAGTGCAGACCGCCGTATTAACGGTTGCCGCCGGCAAGGCAGTACAACCGGAATTGTTTAACACCATCTTTACGCTTAACAATCCAACTGTTTCAAGCAGCACGTATGTGATCGAGCAACTTACGCTGGATGAGGAAGGACTGGTTGAAGTCTTGGCGACCGAATTTGCTACAAGCGACACGTATAACAGCCTGATTGCCCAGGACATTTTGAGCCTTGGCAGCTTCATTACCGAGGGCTAAACCATGGCATACCCGACACTGGTTCCATCCAGCCGCAATTACAACTCCGGCGATTATCCGGTCAAAACATTTCGTGCTCAATCCGGCTCCGAGTCACGCATTTTGTACGGCAACCGTCGCACCGGCATGACCTTGGAGCTGCAATACGACAACATCACAGACGCCAACGCCGAGTTATTTCTGGATCACTACGACGAAACCAAAGGCAGCTACACGACGTTTACTTTGCCGACTGATGCGTTAAACGGCTGGAGCGGCAACACTGATGCACTGGATGCAGCTACCGCAAATAGCTGGCGTTATGACCAGCCACCACAGGTAAGCAATGTCCGACCCGGCATTAGCTCGGTGCAGATCAAGCTTGTCGGTGTTCTCTAAACTGTAACCATGGCCAAGATTTACACCGGACGCGACGGCAGCCTTTTGTTTGCCGGCACCACGCAAGCCAAGGTCACCTCTTGGTCATTCCAAGCTGACTTGGAAGTGCTGGAGACAACCACGCTGGGCGACTCCCAACGCAGTTACACACCTGGCATCCAAGGTTTTAGTGGATCTGCCACGCTTCTGTACTACAAGGCAGATGATGGCAGCATTGACGCCGGTAACTTCCTGAGCAAAATTATTAACGCTGGCGCTACTGGCGTAACCACCAGTGACGTGGTGACGCTAACTCTACGTCTTGCTGATGGTGCAGATCAAAACGACATTGCCTTTAGCGCGTATATCACCAGTGCGTCAATCGGCGCTTCAGTTGGTGAAATTACCAGTGCGCAGGTTAGTTTCCAAACCACTGGTTCGCTAACTACCGCATCGTTGTCATGAGCGTTTATCTCGGCAGCTACGGCAACGTTTACCTAAAACGCAAATCGGCGCAGGGCGAAAAGGCATCAGTGGTAAATCCTTCTGATGTAAACGCCAGCCGCAAGCGTTTTTCTTTCGATTTTGAAAGCGGCTTTTTGGTGTCAGGCGATCAGGTTGAAATCACTTCAACCAATGGAGCAACGCTGGCGTTCGTCACGTCTGCTGGCTGGCTTGATGCGACAGTTCAAAGCTCGGGTAAGTGGTACATACACGTTGACGAGCTAGGTGGCATCAGGCTTTACACCACTTTTGCTGCTTCCCTTGAAGGCAATGTCAACGATGCGATTGCGCTTGCGGCCATTGTTACTGACATACCAATCACCGTCAAAATTGCGAACACAATCCC